ATTAGATTTTTGAATTATATATAATCTTATATTAGATTATTACATGTAAATAACTATATATAGATTAGATAAAGTAATAATTTTAAAATTATATCATTTAATAATCATTATATAAATAATTACATGTAATAATCTAGAATAAGATTAATAATATTATATAATCTAATATATTTTTATATATTTCTAATAAAAGTATAATTAAAAAATATTATAAAATAGTATAAAAATAAATTATTATATATATATATATATATATAATGAGTGTTTTACAAGCATACGAAGCAGGATATTTCAATACGGGTGTAGTTGCTATTCCAAATTTACAAGCGGTTCTTGCATCAGGAAATGAAGCGGGAGACCAAGCAATAGGCGGTGTTTTATCACTTAATGGTACAGACCCTAGTGGGTTATCTATTGTTAATACACAAGGACTTAGTTTAGTTGGTTCAAGTTCTAACGGTACAGGTTATATTAATTACTCTACGCCATTAACTGCTGCTTATTTAAACTCTAGTGTTTTACCTACACTTTTAGAATTTCAAATTGGATACACTACTGTTGTTACATATCCAGAATTTTCTGTTTCTGGCGGTCCTACCGTTGCTGGTGCTTACACATTTCCAAATGCTGGCGTATTCCTTTGTGTGTTAAATTCTACAGTATTAGCAACTGGAAATTATAATACTGCTTATACTTTTGCTGGAATAGGAACTGTAACTACATATTGTCAGTCATCAGTTTCTGGTTATGCTACTGGAACTGATAACTGGTTTGGTTTAGGTTCTGGTTCATCTATTATTATAGTTCCAAATTCTAATGTTCAACCATATATTCCTACTATATTAACATCATACGCTCAAGGGTCAAACACAAACCCAGCAACATTTAATTTAAGTTTATCAATAACTCGTATAGCGTAATTAGTTATTTTAATTTAAAAATATATAATATAAATAAATAAAATCTATTTATATTATAATATGAGTTTTCAAAATTTAATTGATAAAATTTATTATGATGTTATTATAACAGATTTTAATAATGAATCAGTTTCACCGCAACCAATACATTATAACCAATCACGAAGTATTCCTTATTTATATGAACCAGATAAATATACTTTAAGCGTTGTAAGATGGACTATTTCGGATGCTTCAACAATACCAATATGGAGATGTTCAATTAAAGAGGGATCTACAAGTGCCGTTGATTCTATATTTTCAATAAGTATGAAATATAATAACCAAGTATTTCAGGCATATTTACAATATGAAAGTCAAAATACAACATTAAAAACACCTTTACCGCCTTCTCAAATATATAATGGATATCAAGATAATAGCACATTATTTTATGATGTTTATAATTATCAATATGTTATTTATCTTTTTAATAATTTATTAGAAACCGTTTTTAATGGTTTACAAACTTTAGTTTCACCTTTACCAACTTCAAATATACCTTTTTTTAGTTTTGATACTACAACAAATATTGTAATTTTTAATTGTGATTCTGCGGGATTTGGTAGTGAAAATTTAATTCAAGTTTTTTTTAATCCTGCAACTGCTAATTTATTTTATACTTTCCCATATTTATTAATTAATCAAAATTCAACAATGGGTTTAAATTATCAATTACAAATTAATGTTTTTTCTAATGCAAATTTAATTGTTTTACCTTTAATACCTAGTAATATTGTTCCTTATAATGCGTTTCAAATATTTCAAGAATATACAACTGTTTCAAGTTGGTCACCTGTTTTATCAATTTGTATATGTTCTAATACTATACCAGTTGCCCCTAATCAAATATCATCTTTATTAACTATTGGAAGAAATCAAGTAAACCCAAGTGGAAATAATGCCCAATCAAACCAAGTTATAACAGATTATTCATCAGATACTGGACTTTATAGAGGTTATATTTATTATGTACCCAGTGCTGAATATAGACGTTTGACTTTGATGTCTAGTTCTTCAAGTTTAACTAATTTAGATTTAAGTTTTTTTTTTAGGGATAGATTAGGAATTTTAAATCCTTTATTATTGCCATCTGGAGCAAGTGCGACCGTTAAATTGCTTTTTGAATTAATATAAAATAATAAAATAATAATGTCTAAAAAAATTAATATTATAAAAATATAAACTAATTATATATATATATAATGTCAGATTTTAGAGGTGTTCTAGTAGAAGATAGTAGATTAAAAATTAAAGAAACAATTGATTTCGCCGTTATGTCTGGTGCTTCACAATCAACTTATCAGCCATTTAATGCAATTAGTATTTCAAATTCAAATATAAATTTTCAAATAAATGTTCCATCTGAAAATATTTGTATAGATAGATGTATTTTATTAGATTCTGATTTTACTTTCACCGTTGATTTTGATAATGTACCCGCTGGTAAACGTGCGTTTAATTGGGGATGGTCAGAAAGTTACGCACCTTTTCCGATGCAACAGACATTTACGAATATTAGTTGTACCGTTAACAACTGCACCACGTCGGTTAACTGCCAAGATGTTCTTGCGATGGTATTACGTCTAAATGATAGTAGGATTTTATCTTCCTATAATTCTGGCGCTCCTGCTCTCCCTGATGATTCCTACGGTGTTTATGCTAATGGTGTAGGGGCAACTAATAACACACTAGCGGGTTTCCAAAGTGCTGGATTTGATAGTGATTTCGTAGGTCGTGGTGCTCTTCCATTAGTTTCTATTGTTTTACATATTGTTAACGGTAATATATTAGATACCTCTGTTATTGCTATTGGTATAGGAAATGATATTCCAGGTACTCAAACAGCGGTAATTTCAGAAACTTGGACTGTCACATTTTTATCACATTTTACAGAAGCGTTTCAATGTCTTTCACCTTGGTCTTCACATTATGATTCAGATGAAAGCGGTTTAATAGGAATAAATAATATTAATTTTAATATTTCGGTTGCTTCACCTTCTGGAATTATTAATAGATTTTTTAGAACTGGTAATGATACTGTAGATCTTTTAGGGGTTAATGGTGATGGTTTATATCCTTCTTATATAACTAATGTTTCCCCTGGTTCACTTAACAATCCTTTAATGTTTACTAATACAAGAATGTTATTTAATTTTCTATCTTTTGAACCTTCCCAAGCGTCTAAATTAAAATCTAGTAAATGTGTAATTCCGTATATGGATGTACCTAGATATTTATCAACCGCTTCAGGAAATCCAACTATTCAACCTAGAACCACTAAAACTTTACAAAGTCAAAGTGTAAATTTAAATAGTGTTAATGATAGAATATTAGTAGCGGTAAGAATTCCAATGAGTCAACAAAATATTGCAATGTCTGACTCGTTCTTAACTATTGAAAATGTTTCAATTTCCTATAATAACACATCGGGCATTCTTGCAAGTGCTACACCTATTCAGTTATTTCAATTATCAAAACATAACGGAAGCGCTCAAAATTTTGTAGAATTTGGGGGTGAAGCGTCGGCAATGGTTGCTAATGGTTCGTCTGGTACTGTTAATATTCCTACAATTGGGTCTATTCTTATTTTAAATCCAGCAATGAATTTTAATTTAGATCCTTCTTTATCTAGTTCTAGTTTAGGTCAATTCCAATTGCAAATGTCAATTCAAGTGTATAACCAGTTTGAATTTCCTATAAATCCAGAAATTATTTTAGTTATGTTGAACTCAGGAGTGTATATCTCAAGAAATGGAGTATCCGAAATTCAAACGGGATTATTAACTCGTGATGTCGTACTTTCAGTTAAAAAAGAAGAACCAGCGGGAACAATTACATCAGGCGCACTTAGACGAGAAGTAGGGGGACGTATGCACAATATGGGAAGCGTTGGTAGTCATCCTATAGTTAATCATATGAGAAAACATTTTAAACATCACGCCCCACATCATACTTCACATGTAAAAGAAAGTATGGCAGGCGGTTATACAAGTGGGGGTAAAATGAGTCGTCATCGTATGTAAATTAAATAAATATAAAAGAAAATATATAATAATAATATTCTAATATTATTATATATAAACAAATGTATAATAGTAAATTGTATTATAAACAAGATGAAGATTTAAAAAAAATGAATAAAGTTTTTGGAGTTCCTACAATGCAACCCAGTATGATAATGGGCGGTAAAATGCAACCAAGTAATTCTACTGGAATGGTTCTAGAATATAAACCAGTTTTACCAAATTTGAATTTTGAACCTACTAGTTTATATGTTGGTAGTGCTAATAATTTAGACAGACGAGAATTAAGTAATAAATATATGGGAAGAAATAGACCAAGGGATAATGTAAGAGGTCAACCATTAGAAGGGGGAAACATGAGATATTCAAAACCATTACAAAGAAAATTAAAAGAATATAAATATATTTAATCTTATTTATATATATATATATAATGGCACACTATCAAAATAATTTTATTAAAGCACAAAAAAATATTTTTGAAACTAGTTTAAAAAATTCTAGAACGCAAGAACCAGATAAAACTTTAAAATTAAATAAGGATAGTTTAGAAACTCATTCAATAAAATTAAATGAATATGTTTATACATTTGTTAATTATTTAATTGATTTAATTTATTTAATTGAATATTGCGGGGGTTTAATTGATGCTATTTTAATTTTTCCAATAGAACTAAAAAAAAAAAAAGAACAAAAAAAACCTTATTTACAATCAAATTATTATTCAGATGAACCTGATGAAGAATCGGGTGAAGAAATAGTAGAATCAGGAGAATCAGAGGATGGACTAAGTAATTCAATATATGATACAGAAGAAGAAAGAGAAGAAGAAACAAATGATAGTTTATCATCATTAACTGAATCTAAAGATGATACAAGTTTAAATTTTTATAAATCAGAAGGAGATAATTTATTTAGAAATTTAAATAAATTAAATATTTTATTTTCAAAATCTATATATTATTTTAAAAATCATTTATTAAAAAAATGTGATAAAGTCGCGGTTTCTGATTCTTTATTAATGAAAGAATATATAAATAAAATAAATAATATTATAAAACAACATATATATGATAAAGATTTAAATTTATTAATTAAAGAATTACAACATGAATACCCAGTAAAATCACAAATAGACCAATTTGAAAAATTTGAAAATGATTTGATATTTAATTTTAATAATTATTTAAAATATAGTAATTTATATTCAATACCATTATTAAATAAAAGTGGTAGTGAATATAGAGGAATTATTGAAGGTGGGTTTTTATATAGTATGAAAGAAGGTGGATTATTAAGTTCTTTTCGGTTAAGTCCTGAAAAAAGATTTTTTTAAAATAATCTAATATTAATTATATGGATTTTATAGAGAGAGATATAAATGATTTTAATAATAAGTTATTAAATAAATTTAATTTAATGAGTATAAACGGTTATACGCGGGTTATTGGTTCTTCTAATTTAAAAAAAATAAGATATAATTCAGATTATGATTTATCAACAAATTTAGAAGGAGATGAAGATTTAACTAATTTAATTTTAAAAAGATTTCAAAAGATTTTTATTTTAGGTAAAAAAGATAAAAACATGTTTATAACTGATTTTAAATGTGGAGAAGATAATAAAGGTGAACCTATTAGATGGGAATATAAAGACATGATGAATAGTTATAAAGTTATTGATGGTAAAAAATATTTATTTACTAATTGTTTACTACAAAAATCAACAATAAAAATAGATATTATATTTTTAATAAATAACAAATTTGTAGAAACATCAGACAATTATTATTTTAAATTTGGTAAAAAAACTAATTTTGAAGAAATAACAAAAGAATCAATAAAAGAAAGTATTGAAAATGAATATAAAGAACTAATAAAGGAAAAAAGATTTTATAAAGCACTAAAAAGAGAATTTAGTTTATTATTTCTTGAAAAACGAGATTTAAAAAGATTAAATACACTTGTAGATTATTTTAATTCTGATATAGGTATTTTAAATCAAGTTAGTTCAGATTTATCAATATTAATTTTATTATTAACAGGACAAAATTTTAGAAATCCAAAATTAAAAGATATTAAAAATAATATTCAAATAATTAAACAGAACGCGTCATATGCTTCAGAATTTGAATTAAGTAAATTATTAAATAAAGCATCCAAATCATCAAAAGAGGATTTAATAATAATATTAAATAAAATTATTAATAAATTAAATAAATATATTAATGAAGACGCATTTAAAAATTGGTTTTAAACTAATATAATATAATTTAAAAAAATCTAATTATATTATATTATATGAATTATACTTTAAATTTAGAAAATTGTGGTGATTCAATCGCAGTTATCAAAACAAAGAAGACCACTAAATTCCCTACTGTTTCTATTGGTGAATGTTTCAATAAAGGAGATGAAGAATTAAAATTAAAAGATAAAGATGATTATTTCCAACCTATCACACGTGGTAATCGTCTTTGTAGTTTTATTACTGGTGCATCTGGAAGTGGTAAAAGTTTTTATATACTTAATTATGCTAATGAATATAAAAAAATGTATCCAAAAAGAGATATTATTTTATTTTCTGGATTAGATAAAGACGCGGGAGCAGTGGACCAAATAAAAGGATTAATTAGAATTAAAATTGATGATGAGTTTTTAAATGAAGATTTAAAAATAGAAGATTTTTTAAATGGTCAATTAGGTTGTTTATTGATATTTGATGATATTGACGGCATATCTGATAAAAAAGTAAAAAGTAAAATTTGGGATTATTTAAATTTATATTTAACGACTGGAAGACATCACAATGTTGAAATTTTGGTATCGATGCATTTACCAAC